ATCAGGGCCAGTGGCCACTACATAACCGCAAACGGTTGCTAACTGCTCTCTTTCACGTGTTTGATCAGATAAAATAACTCCACCTTTTGTACGTTCTGCGCCTAAATAAGGTAAAATTAAAATCCTCCAACCAGTGGGACGAGGTAATTTTTCAACAATATCGCTGTCAATATTATTAGGGTCCAGGTATTTAGATTCTCTTGTTCCATATATTTCTTCTACTTTCTTTTGGTTTTTTTCTAATTCTTCAATTGTTTTTCCTTCTTCTGCAACTTTTATTTTTTCTTTTTTTCTGGCTTTCGCCATGTGCGTGGGCAATATTAAATCACTCATCGTTGTGTTCTCCTTTTTTTAAGATTTCTTTTATCTCATCTTCTATTTCTTCTAAAATGCGATATTGACCAATCATAAAATTATAGTCAGCTCTTTCTGTCGTGCTACCTTGCATGACAAAATCTGTCTTCTGTTGTTTTTTGTCGCGAATGATACGAAGTATCTTATCGCTCAACCATAGTCCGTCCATTACTTTATAATTCTGATCTTATTTCTTTATATTTCTTTAATATACTACCAATGCCGTCATTTGCAACCCCATCTTCAATAATCATCATACCACCGTCCATTTTACCAACACGGCCACCTTCTGCATAAACTGGAGAAAGAAAATTACCTTCATTATCAACTGCATTATTAAATCTATCAAAAGAATAATCATCAACTCTGTCACCTTCACTATCCTCTAAATATCTAACACCTTGCATAAAATCATTTTGTATTTGTAAATCTTCAGGAGTAAAAGAAAAATTAGAGCCTCCTGCTAAAGGAATTAAATTACCACCAGTTTTTGGTGGTCCACCGATGCCTGGTAAAGGAATAACCGGACCAGGTAAGTTGACTCCAGGTCCCGTATAAGTTCCCCCACCTCCGCCTCCAGGACTAGGTGTAAAAACACCTCCGCTAGGTGGTTTAGGCATAATACTAATTGGTTGACCTGGTCTTGGTGTAATTGGTGGTGTTGGACCTACAACCGGTAAAGGAACAATAGGTCCTATTGGAAAAGGAACAGGATTTGGTAATCCAACACCAGGACCTGGTGTAATTGGTCCGCTAGGTGGTTTAGGCATGATACTAATTGGTTTACCTGGTGGCTTAGTTCCAGGTCCTGTAAAAGTACTTCCGGGTGCTGACGCAAGATCTAATTGATAAGACATCATTTGATAAGGGTCTTTTGACATTAAAGGTTTATCTGGCCCTGTTTCAACGCCTAATAGTTCAGCGTCAGTTGCATCTCTCATAGATAATTTAAGTAAATCACGAATTGGAATTTGATTTGTTTTACTATAAGGACGAGGGTCTGCTTTAGTTTCAATAGGCATTACATTTTTAGCAGCAAAAATACTTTGGTCAGGTCCACCAGGCATAAAAGCTTGACGATAAGGAACATCTAAAAGTTTAGCGTACTGATCAGCAATGATTCCAGTTTTAACATTTGGCATTACTGCTCCAACTCCAGAATCGTAAATAATATCATATTCCATAGGTGGTGGTGGTGCAGGCTGTTGACTTCCGCCGCCTCCGCCGCCTCCGCCGCCAGCTCCTTCACCTGGAACGCCGGGTCTTCCTCCCACGCCTACGGGATTCCCTTGACCGTCTGTTACTGTTCCTCCACCCCATCCTACTGTTCCTGGAGGATTATCTGGTCGTGTTCGAGGATCTCTATTACCTCCTCCTCCCATGTTTCCACCGGGTCCTCTGTTTCCTGGAGCGTCTGGACTACTCATTACTGTTGTCTTCCATTAGGGTTTAAAATATTAGCAGTTGTTTTTTCAAGATTGGCTGTAATTTTTTCTGCCTTATCCATCATTTTATTTTTAGAATCTTTTTCTAATTTTTCTGCAGCAATTGCTGAACGAATAGCTAGTGCATCTTTTTGTTGATCAATTCGATCTTCATCCGTTTCTTTTCGGTCATCAGCTTTACGTTCTTCAAGTTCTAATTTTAGTTGCGCTTCTTGAGATTTACGTTCCATATCTTGTTCTTTTAATTCTAGCTCTTCTTTTTTCAATTCAACAAGAGGATCATCCATTGAGTCTTTTAAGGCTTCTTCTAACTCAGTTACAAAGTTATCAATTAATTCAGCTTCACGCTCTGCAACTCTGTTTTGCATTTCCATCATCATTTGTTGTTGCATCATTTGTTGTTGTTCAGGAGGTATTTGCATCATTTGTTGCTGCACTTCTGCTTGAACTTCTTCTTGAGCTTTTAATGAAATATGTTGCATAACATGAGCTTGAATGTTTGCCATTGCCACGGGATTGCTTTTAACAACTGTACTTGTCATCAATGAAAAATGAGACGCAATATGAGCGTCGTGATTTTGTCCTTGAAAAGCTTGTGCGGGCATTCCTGCCAATAAATCTGAATTTTCAGTTGCAGGATCTTTTGGCTGCGGCTGCGGTGGTGGAGGCATAAGTGCTTCTATATTTTGCACCCCCATTGCTTCGTACATCCTTCTATATGCCTCTGGTAGACTATGCATTTCAGGAGCAGCTTGGGCAAGTTGCAATTGTTGTTGTGCAAGAGTTACACGTTGCGTGACTGAAAATATATTTGGATCTGATACAGGTATGACATCTATTCTTTCATCAAAATCCTGTGCTTTTACTGCTTGATTTCCACCTATAACTTGATACGGATAAATATCAGGCAATGTTTCAGCAAATAATTTTGCTAATAATTTAAACTCTTTTCCTTGAGCCATGTGCATTCTTTTGTGAATTGCAGACATAACTTTCATTCCTCTTTCAAGAAGAGCCATAGTTGTACCAACAGGATTTACTTCATTACCTTCACCAAGTTTCATATCAGCAACAGCAGCAAATGATTTACCACTTTCAATAACAAAACCTAATAAATTAAATAACGTTCCTGATGGTTCTTTGTAAGGTAATGGAACTAATGAATTACGAATGTCTCCAGCAGGAGCATCAACATCTCTAAACTCACCTGGTACTAAAGGTTGATCATCGTCCCTAATTCTAAGCCCTCTTGCTTTGAAACCAGCTGGTAAATTAACAAGTGTTCCGGCATCGATAAGCTGTCGTAATATAGAGGTGGCGGTTTTTGTGAGACCACCAAGCATATGAATAAGACCAAAACCATAGAAACCAAGACCTGGCAAGAACTTGTAATGTACGAAATATTGTTTTTTAGTTTTGAGTGGATCTTGTTCATTCCAGTTTCTACGTATTGATAAAATTTCCCCTGAGTTGTCTTCAATAGTTACAATGTATGGTAAACTAATTCCAGTCTCTTCGCCTGCCTCATTGGCATCTTCATAACCTGGCAGGTCTAGATCAACATGCATTTCTAATAAAGTATGAACATTATCTTTTGTATAAGCTTTTTTACGACCATCAAGTTCATCAATTTTTTCTTTAACTTTACTTGGATCATTATCTTTAGGATCTTCTAAATCTATATCACGATAGAATCCTGATACTTGAAACTTACGTAATTCATTTGACATCATTTTTACAACGTGAGTAATTCTTGCACACGTCATTAAATCAGTCGCCTCGTATGGAACAACTAAATCTTCTGATGATACAAACTTAGAAACAGGTCGTCCTAGTGTGTTGTCAAAATAAATTTTACGAAACGCCGAACCTGATAAGGGTAAGTGGAAAAGCATTTGATCAAGCTCGGGTTCGTATTCTTCCATGACGTGGGTTAGTTGATAATTCATAAATTCTTTAACGCGACCAGATTGCGCCTCAACTTGAGGATTAATCATACCCATAACTTGAGTTTTTACAGGGCCGCCTGCAGGAAATAATTCTTTGTAAGACTGTGCTTGAAACTGTGTTACTGATTCTGCAAGTAAAGGATGTGACACACCTGACGCACCAGGAAATGGATTTGATCTTTCTTCATATTTCATGCCAAGTAAATCTAATCCCTCGGCATAAGTTGACGACCATTCTTCTCTTGAATCTCTGTCACCTTCGTACGCTTCTACTAAGTCTCTTGATATAACATCCAGATCACCATCACTTAAAAAGTCTGCTAAGTTTTCAGTGTGGCCTTCTGACATTTGAACTTCTGGACCAAAATTAATTGTAGCTCCACCATCAGCATCAAGCTGAGGATCACCTTCCATAACATCAACTTCTTCTGCTCGCATATCGAACTTCATTTGTTCTTTAAGCGGCATCTCTCTATCTATAGCCATATCAGCCTCTCATCATTGACATGATACCTTCTTGTGAAGGTGCTCTTGCTGTTTGTACAGCTCCTTGTGATTGTATTTCTCTCATCAATTCTTCAGGATCAGTTTGCATTGCATCAGGATCTAACATGTCATCATCTTCCATACTTGTCATCATACCAGAGGTATCCAAACCTCCTAATCCAGAAGCTAAATTTTTGCTATCTAAAGATTCTAGTTTTCTAGACATAACTACAAATTCTTCAGTCGTTAAAGCTTGTTCTAATAAAGGAATTGCTTCTTCTCCCATTTGCATAAGAAGCATTATAGATGTGTTTATTTTTTTCTCTGGATCATCAATTGATTGAATCATGTCTACCAGTTGTGGGGAACTGTTTCCTGGCTCCATTGGACCAACAGCATCCGGCATATCACCACTGCCTCCAAGAGCATAATTAATTCTTCCACCGTTTTTTTGTCTTACTCTAGCATCATTTTTATTTAAACCTATTGCTTTTAAAGCAGGTGCAATTTCAAGATAAGGTTTTCCACCGTACGTACTATTAAAAGCGTCACGAGCAGATTTACTAATCTTAGCGGTGCTTTGAAGTCCTAAAAATGTAGCGGTCATGATAATTACCCTTATAATGCTAACCCAGAATACTGTTTTTATTGCTTTGCGTCAACTTCCTTTTCATCTAGCCTGTCCCAAAATTCGTCCAAGGCATTATGTTCGCAGTTTGAACACTTGCATACAGCGCACTGACCATTATTACTGCAATGACATCCGTGGTGACAATTACGACACAACATCTGTTAGCACTTCCAACGTTTACGAGCCTGACGTAACCTAGAATTAGGATCTGCTGCTGCTTTTGGAAACTTTTTCATCTGTCCTGCACTACGTGCGCAGTAAGATTTTCTTCTATTTGCAGCTTTACTGCCTTTTTTAACTTTACCTGTAACTGCTGTTTTAAGTTTTGAACCAGGATTGTCTTTTCTATAACGTGCAACACCAGCTTTAGTCATGCCTGCGCCTGATTTAGTAGATCTAAAGTATTTTTTAGTCTTTGGTGGTTGTTTATCTGGTTTTCTTGCCATGTTTTTTCCTTATAGCTTCTTTTCCTTGTTTAAATATACGTGCAACCTCTGATTTTCCCATTACTTTAGCACGTTGTTCTCCAACTGTTAAGATTTGAATTTTGCGCGCAAACGGTTTAGATACCTTTTTGACCTTCGCCACAGTCTTCCGGGCATCTT